CCCACAGCCTCAGGTTTGCGGGAGGCGGCGACCCGTTGCCGCCGCTTCCCCGTCAGAACTACGCGCCCGGATCGCGAGCGATCTGCCGCCAGTCGGTGGCCTTCGCGGCGACAAAGTAACGCACCTTGTAGCCGATCTGGTCAGCGTCCTGCTGCTCGAAGGACTCGAAGGTCGGGCGCTCGTAACCGGCCAACTTGCCCAACTCAATGAAGGGCTTGCTGATGGCGTAGTAGGCGGAGCTGCCGTTGCTGATGTCGTCAATGCGCGGCTCCACGATGACGGTCTGCGCGCGGAGCGTCGGGCTCTGCGCGGTCGCGTCGGTCACCGGCAGCGAGACGCCGCTGACGAGCTGCTCGGCGGTCGTCTCCAAGGCGGCCGGGACCAGCAGCATCGTCGGCGACAAGTTGATCCGGTTGCCGTTGACGTCGGTCTGGTTGCGGAGCAGGAGGCGAAGAGCCGCCCAACCCGAAGCCGAGAGCGCCGTGTGACCGGCCGCCTGGTTGCCGTGGTGGCTGGCGTCAAACAGGTTGTTTCCGTCGCCCATCGCCTCGCCGGCACCGCTGTTGCTGCCGAGCACGCCGCTGGAGCCGTACACGAGGTCGAGCTCGGTGCGACCGGCCGCGCGACCCAGCTCCTCGGCCAGACGGCTGAAGGCGCTGAGGTCGTCGTTGATCAGCATCTCCAGCGTGAACGGGAGGATCTGACCGTACTTGGCGACGGTGTACTGCTCGCGCTCCTCGCCGATGGTCGCGTAGGTAAACTCCGCGCCTTCGACGACCTTGGGCAGAGCCGAAATGCTGCCAAGGCGGACCGTCGAGACCTGCTTGAGATCCTGCACGGTGCGCTCGTAGCTGAACGGCATGTGCGTCATCGGCTCGGCGTCGTAGCCCATCAGCAAGAACTTGTTCGCGACGTTGGCGAGAATGTACGGAAAATCGCCGGTCGTGTGCGCCGAGCTGAACGAGCGGATGCCGTCCACCTTCATCGCAGCCTTGCCGATCTCGCGCTTGCTCATCAGGTTGGTGTCGATGCCCTGCTCGCGAAGCATGACCTCAGCCATCCGAGCCAGGTCCATCGAACGGAAGTGCCGACCAGCCGGCGTCAGCTCGACGGTGCCACGCGGCAGCGAGCGGTGCGCAACCGCGTTCTCAATGCCTTCCAGCACCTGCTCGACGTGGCTGCGACCAGCGCGGACCTGAGCTCCGTGCGTGCCGGCGATCTCGGTCTCCTTGTCGGCCTTAGCGCGAGCGTCGAGGATGGCCGCGCGGACCTTGTCGATGCTGTCGTTGTTGGCGATGTGCGCGGTCACGTCGTAGCCGTGGCGCTTGCCGAGGTCGAGGATCTCCGCAGCGCGCTTGGCAGAGGCCTTCTCGGCATCGGCGGCGGCGGCGGCGCGAATGGCGTCGAGGTCGTGGACCTCAGCCGGCTTGGTCTGCTCCGTCATCGGATTCTCCTGCGCGGGTTGCTCCCGCTCTGCGGCGCGGACCTGCGCCCCTGCGTCGGCCGGGATCGGCACGCCTGAAAGTTCTGCGGGCTGCCATCGGACTGCGGTCCGCAGCTCACTGCCAGAACGCTCGTCCTTTTCGACTGCCCACTCTTGAACCGAATACCCGACGCTGATGTTTCGCAGCGTCCCCTCAACGATCTTCTGCACCGCGTCGGCAGCAGAATCGGCGGCAGACAGGCGAATCTTCGCCACTCCACGACCGTTCTCGATGCGCGCCGAACCGGGGACAACAACGCCGATCACGCTACGACTCGACCACGAATCGTGGGAGTCGAGGAACGGCGCGCCATCGTTCAGTCGGGAGAGGTCAGCGCCCTTGACGTCCAAGCGCTCGGTGTACCGCTTGCCCGTCCACGGGTCCACGCGCACCACGTCCGCACCGGTCGTCCACACCACATCGATAGTGCGCTCCTCCGCGTTGTAGCTCTTGGGCTCCATCGCGGCGCGGCGGTAGACGGTCGTGGATTGTCGCTGCTCGTCGGGCATTCTGGCCTCCCGCGCTAAGGTTGCCGCCGTTGTTGACCGAAAGTCAATAGCGTTGTTGACCGCTGGCGAATCACTAGGCGGCGTCCTCGTCTTCAGCGTCGTTGGCGTCGTCCGCAACGTCGTCGGCCTGCTCGTCGTCCGCTGGCGTATCGTCCTCAACGTCGGGCGTCTGCGTCGTGTCCGCAGGCATCGTGACCGACTGCGACGGGCTTTTGCTGCCAAAACCGGTCAGGCTCAGGCCAAGCTTGGCGGCGGCATCCTGCTCCTCGGCGAGCTGCGCCAAAAGCGAGCGCCAATCCTGGCCGCGCTCCGCGGCCGCCTGCGCGAGCGTGCGTGTGCCGGCCTGCATCTCCAGAATGTCGGCCTTGATCTCAGCCTCGCGGTCGATGGCGACCCAGCGCGGCGGGTGCCAGATCGGACGCATCGCCATCATGCGCTGCTGCGGCGTCATCTGCGGGATCATACCCGACAGCTCAGCCGCCTCGACAAACCAGGCCCACACCGGCTGGCAGACGTGCGGCACCACGACCTGACGGCACAGCGCGGACACGAGCCGCCGGAACTCCAGATCGCCAGCGCGGATCGAAGCGTAGTTGACGTTTGAGAGGTCGCCGGTCAGCAGCTCGTACGGAACCTGCGAGCCGACCGCCACGATCCGCTGGTAGTGCTGCACCGACTCGACGAAGCCACCGAACTGCTGCGGGCCGAAAAAGCTGATGTCCTCGCCGTCGGGCAGCTTGGCCACCATGCCGGGGACCATGTCCTCGATCCAGCGGCCGTCGTCGTCCTGCTCGACCTGATCGCTGATGCCGACCGGGTCGAGCGACGAGGTCTTGCGGACGGCCATGAGGCAAGCTTGCATCTTCTGCCGCACGATCTCGGTGTGCTCCAGATCGTCAAGGTCGCGCAGGTCGAGCATGACCGCAGCGAGCCACGGCACGCCGCGCAACTGGCCGGGGCGGTCGGCGCGGTAGACGTGCGACACCTCCGACGCTGGGACCATGACGTACTGCAGCCCCGCAGCGGTCAGGCTGTTGCTCTCGCCGGGATGCTGTCGATACATGGCGTACGCAGTGCGCCTGCCCACCGCGTCCATCTCGATCCCGTACTGCAACCGCTCGTTGTCGTCGCGCCCGATCCACAAGCTGCTGTCGGCAAGGTAGTCTGCCTCAAGCATCTGCACCTGCATCGGCACGAGCAGACCGTCGTCCGGTCGCCGCCAACGCCTACGCTGGAACACCTCGCCAGACTCCAGCCACGCGCGCACCGCCTGCGCTTGCAGTCCGTACACGTCCAGGCGGCCGGCGGCGTCGATCTCGGTCCCGAGCATCGACCACAGTCGCGTCAGCGCCTCGTCCACGCGAGCCGAACCCGAGCGCGGCTGCGGACGGATGCCGTCGCCGACCAGCGCCGAGGTCAGCACCGTGATCGCGCGGGTGGCGAGCGCGTTGTTCCGCACGAGGTCGCGGGAGCGGTCGCGCAGGCTGATGTGCGCGTTCCAGACCTCGGTGTTAGGTCCGGTTGTGCCGGCGACCCAGCCAGCGGTCAGGCGACCGGACGCGGCGGCCTCATAGCGCCGGACGTGCCTGGCCTTCGCCGCCTTGCGCTGCGGCGGGCGCTCTGGCGTCATCGCGCCGATCCATCGCTCCCACCATGTCGCCATCAGTCCCTCTTGTAGCGCGTGTAGGTGACGCGCTTTCCGTTCTGTGCGGTAGACAGGCCGATCTCTCGGCGCATCACGTCACGCAGCGCAAGCATGTCCGCGAGCGACCTGTAGGTGATCGTCTTGCCGTTGATCACCAGGGTCGTGACGCCCTGTGCGATGGCGTCCTCTAGGTTGCTCAGGTCTGTGCTTGTCCATGCCATCGGCGCACCTCCGCGAGAGGCAGGCTAGCGTGGCGCAGCCTTTGCGTCTAGGTAGTTGTTGACCAATGGTCAATAGCGCCGCGCGCCAGGGTCGAGCCACGACCCACGCCGCTTTGGCAACGGTCGGCGCGCTGGCTTCGGTGCCGGTGCCATCGTGCGCGGCTCCTCGCGTGTCACCTGAGCAACGTAGTCCGGTCGCGCAGGCTGCCGGATGGACGACAGCGACCGACCCGCCGAGGTCAGCGACATCAGCGCCGCGTAGGCGTACACGCGGCAGTCGAGCGCCTCCGAGCGCGTCTTGCCGTCGGTCACCCACGCGCGTTTGCCGCCCTTGGTCGTCGTCGGGCGCTCGGCCAGCACCTGCCGGAACCACTCGGCGTCACGGTCGGCGGGGACGTGGCAAAAGCCAGGGCCTGGAGCGTCGAGCGGCCAGCGTCGCCACAGCACGTCCTTTGCGCCATCAACGCCGACCAGCCAGACGCGCCAGCCGGTGCCCTTCTTGCCCCTGCTGCCGCGCTTGGGCCATATCGGCTTGTCGCTGCCAGCGGTGCCTTTGACCGCCCACACGCGCCGGCCTCGGCGGTCGTGGCACCAACGCTGCACTTGCTCGGCCAAATAGCCCGAGTCCACGCAGGCGGCCATGACGTGCATGCCGTCGCGCGGTCGCGCCAAGAACTCGTCAAGGTCGTCCCACACCAGCGGCGCGGTCGTGTCGCCGGGTAGCGCAGCGTACTCGATCGACCAGCTCTCCTCGTCGTCTCCCCAGCCCACGATCTCGACC